TGGATTATCTTCTGTTTTTGTAAGTGTACCATTAGAAACTGTAAAATTATTAGTATTAGTAGATTCATCTGTTACTGAATTACCATCTTTTAAAATAAACCAACCTTGTGTTCCATAAGTTACACTAGGAGAAGTGTTTATAGACCATTCTCCAGTTGTACTATCAAAACCACCAAAATCTGATGCTTCATAAGCATAACCATCACAAAAATGTAAATGACTCATTTGTCCATTAAAATAACTAGCATTATTTTTTGCACCAATTTCAAGTGTTTGACTATCTGAATTTAAAGTAGTTGCGTTTGCTGGCATAGTTTCTAATGATGCTAAAGCTCCAGTTATTCTTACACCGTTAATCCACATTCTGATTTTGTCTCCAGAAGTTGCGTTATTTCTATCAAAAGTACAAACTATATGTGTCCAACCAGTACAATCTCTATTTCTAGCATTTGCTCTAACTCTTCCATTAATACCACCATTATATAAATCAAAGAAATTAATTTGATCCTCTGATGTAATATCTATACTTGTATAATAAGAACTATTACTATAAACTGTTAATATACCTTGTTCTGATCCAAATTCATTACTTCTTTTTATCCAACCAGAAAATGTCCATTTGCTTCTATTTCCAGTTACTCCTGCTCCATAACTTCTTGTTAATCTTGTACCAGCCATTATTTAACCCCCAATATTTGATTTATTATTATTATTATTTTTTTCATTATATTCTTTATTCCTTTTTTAAATTTATTCATTAGTTAAACTGCGCGCCTCCTGTAGCACCATATGTTGAAGCAAAACTAAAACTACGATCAGCAGTTTGATTTTCAGCATCGGTTACTCTAATTGTAAAATTATAAGTTGTTGGACTTGATGATGAACCACCAAAGTCTGTAGTAGCTAAAACACCAGCAGAAGATAAAGTAACATTAGCACCGGATAAATTAGATCCAACTTCACTAAATGTTACAGCACTATCTGAAGAAGCAGAAAGAGTTGCAATTGTACCAGAAAAGTTTCCAGCAAAAGAACCTAAACTACCTGCACTTGTTGACCATGTAGGTGCATCAGATACAGTTAAAATATTAGCACTTGATATAACTGCTTTACCAGTTCCATTTTCAACCCTCATTCTATATTGAGCATCCACAGATAAAGTAATTGTAACAGTTAATGATGTACTATTATTATATACAATTGTTGTAGCAGGATACCAAATCCCTGTAGAAGTATTTATAAATTCTACTTGCGAACCAACATCAAAATTAGATCCTGTAACTGTAATTGTAGATGCAGAATTACCTATTGTAGTTGGAGAAATAGAACTAATTGTTGGATTAGAACCTCCAGCAGCTATTCTAGCATCAACTCTTGCATCAGTATAATATAAATTACTAGATCCCTCTGTTAAATCATCTGTATCAGAACTTGTTTCATCTATTAATTTAATCCAATTACCACCATGTGCAAAATAACCTTTACCTGTTCCATGAACATGAGCAAACATACCATGATAAGTAGTAGCACTTGGCAAACTTGCTTCATTAGAATACATATTAGCAAATAAAACTTTATTACCACCCATATCTAAATCAGATGCAGTAACAGCCGATACAGCATTAGCATTAGTATATCCGTCTGTAATACCATATCCAGCTAATGTAGTTGGTTTACTTGTAATTTCTGAAAAAGTAAATGTTGTATTACCTGCCATTGCAGTTGTAGCACTTGTACCTATAGCTAAAGCATCTGTAATTCCATAACCAGCTATTGTTGTTGGTTTTGAAGTAATTGCACTAAATGCCAAAGATGTTGGTGTTAATGCACTTAAATTTACAGAATTACCACCTGATATTGATAAATTTGGATCACTAAAAGTTAATGTTTGACTATCAGTTTCACTTGTTATATAACCAGCATCATTAGTCCATTGAGATATATTACCTGATTTATTTGTAAAAGCTGTTGTACTTGTTGCTGTTACAGCATCAGTTATTCCATAACCTGCAACTGTTGTTGGCTTACCTGTTAATGAAGTAAAAGTTTGAGCTGGTACTGAAGTTAAATAATTACTATCATTTGTAAATTGAGATATATTACCTTGTTTATTTGTTAAAGTATCACTTGAACTTGCAGTAATAAATCCTGCTGAATTTGCATCAATTTTTGTTTGAACTCTAGCATCAGTATAATATTTATTAGATCCCTCAGATAAATCAGAAGTTGATTTAGAAGATAAATCTAATGTAGTTGAAATACCAGCATTAGCAGTACCATCAAAACTAGCAGTTCCAGTTACTGGACCTGTTAAAGTAATATTTCTAGCAGTTGCTAATTTTGTTGCTTGATCAGCAGAAGTTACAGCGTCATTTATTTGTACATATGCACTTCCTGACCATCTATAAACATCTCCTGTATCAATAGCAATATATATTTTACCTGTTTCACCTGTACCTGGAAATGAAGCAAAATTAGCATATTCCTCTACATCATCTACATAACTAGGTAATTGTGCAGTTGCAACTTTACCAGCACTATCTAAACCTGCATATCCACCATTTTGATTTTTATTAGAAATTTGTTCAAATGCTGTACTATTAACACCATCTAAAGTATCTGCATCAACATTTAAAGCATCAACAAATGATTTATTTACACGTGTATCAATAAGCCCATTTACTTCACTAGTATTTGCTGTACCTGAAGGCCCCTGCGGACCTGTAGCACCTTGTGGGCCTGTTGGGCCAACAATTCCTTGAATACCTTGAGTACCTTGTGAACCTTGATTACCAGTTGGTCCTGTTTGTCCTGTTAAACCTGTATCACCTTTATCACCTTGTGGACCTTGTGGGCCAGTTGGACCTTGCGGACCTTGTGGGCCAGTTGGACCTGTCTGTTTTGAAACAGTTATAGTTGAAGTTGTTCCATCTATTTTAATTGTCATATTATTTTATTCCTTTACTTAGGTTGATATCTTATTACAAATACAAACCTAATTGAATTTTTTACTACAGGATTACCCTGTGCCCATTGTACCTTCATAACCACAATATATGGTGATGCATCATCAGGGGTAGCACTATAACTTCCTTGATCTGATAATAATGTATCAGGTACTAATAATTCAAATTTACCAGCAGTACCAGTATTATGAATTAATTCAGCTTTTGTATAAGTATGTTGGTTTGAACCTCCAACTGCAGTTAATGAATCAATTACAATAGATCCTCTTTTTCTTGTAACGGTTGCTTCAAATAAATCAGCTTTTATATCAAAAGCAGTAGATGAAGCACTAAAATCTATAGTACCATCTTCTATTGACATTAAAAACGAATTACCCTCAGCTACTTCTCGAGCAATAATATTATCTGCTCCTCCTAAATAGTTTTGTATATTTGATATTCTCATATTATCTCCTGTAGGTTAGTTATGAGTAAATATATATCTATGGACATATATTTTTGTTTATTAAGTTTCTTTAATCCAAGCTGTACCACTCCATTTATAGATATAAGATGCAATTAAAGCATCACCATTACTATCTGTTATGGAATAAGTAGTTCCTGGATTTGTATAAATTGTTGCACCAGAATTTGAAGCTCCTAGTGATAAAGCAGTAATTTCACTGTCATTATTTACTCTATATGCTAAATATAATTTAGTAGAAAAATAGACCATTTCAGATCCATTTATTGTATTATTAGATTGATCAACTGGTATATTAGATATTTCACTAGAAGTAAGTGTATCAGTATCAATAACATATTGACCATTAGAATTAGCTGTTATAGCAAAATATCCATCAGATATTGCAGCAGCACTATTTGAAAATCCATCAAATTTAAATTCTGGAGTTTTTATAGTATCTACTTTATAACTTGGTAATATAGTATTTAAACTATTTTTAGTAGTTTCAAACCAAGAATAATCGGATGCAGTATTTGAAAATACATCTTTATTAGCTAAAATTACAGATCTTAAACCATAATAATTTGGAACAGATGAACCTGCTTGAGTAATTGTAGCATTACCTACTCCTGTTGAAAAATTACCTACTGTTGTTCCACTAGCTGAATTATTAATTACAGTTAATCTATATAAATCACTAAAATGTGCATCAGCAATTGAAGTAAATCTAATTTGATTAGCAACTGGTTGATCTTTTTCAATAGTCCAATCAGTTATATTTGTATTAACATTTTCTATTACATCAGCTATTGTATTTACAGCACCAGGTAATGTTGGAACAAAACCAACAAAACTTTTATTATAATCAGCACTAGAACTTCCTGGTTTAAATACTTGAATATTTGTTTTACCAGAATTATTAATATTTGTTTGAGTAGTACCTAAACTTCCTTGTGTAATACTTTTTGTAATATTTGAATTAGAAAAAGTAAAATCTAATCCGATATCATCTTGAATTGTTGTAGTATAATTTACTATTTTTGAATCACCTGAATCTATTGTTGCAGTCATAAAGCCATTTAAAGAAGCATTTAATGCATTTTTAAATTCAAGAGCAGCCGCAGTAGCATTTAAATTATTTGAAAATGATTGTTGTGTTCCACCAGTAAATGTAACTTCACTAAATAGTGGTAGTCCATTTACAGTTTTAGTAAATAAATTAGGAGCAGTAATATTATATGTTGATCCTAATGTTCCCGATCTTGATATTGTAGATGTTCCAAAAACTATATTTCCTGCATTAGTACCACTAACAGAATTATTATTTACTGTAGCAGTCCATAATTCACTAGGAACTGAATCAAATGTATTTGTTGATGTAAATGTAATTTTTTTATTAGTATTATCATATGTAGCAGTATAATTATTAGGAGATTCTGTATTATTATTTACTAATGCAATTAAATCTGCTCCAATAGTAGCTGATTGATCATCTGTTTCAAGATCAGCAGCAACATTTAATGTATAAGTTCCTGTACCATCAGGTTCAGTTAAAGATATAGTTGTTGATCCTCCAGTTCCAGCACCATCTGTTTCAAATTCATAATTATAAATAATATTTGAACCATCACCAGCTACGTCATTAATTGTAAAAGATGTAGCTTCATTTGTAGCAGTACCTGTATTAATTACTATACCATAACCTGAAAAATCAACAAGACCACTATCAGGATTTATATCTGATACATAAGCAGGTAATGAAACTGATAATCCACTTATATTTAAACCTAATATTGCTGTTCTAATTTCATTTAATGCATCAATAACACCAATATTATTTGAAAATGTATTATTAGTTATATAACCTAATGATCCTAAGCTTATTGAATATTTAGTATTTGTACCTGTATTCCATCTTGTATTTGCACTTGGTTCAGGGCTGTTATAAATATATAAATTATTATTTAAAATAAATTCTTTTCCAAAACCAAAAATATCACCTGTATCTGAATAAGTTTGTTGAGAAACATATGTACCATTTCCATCATCAGTATATACTTGAGTATTTGTTGTATTTACTGCAATAACAGAAGTAGTACTTATAGGATGAATATTATTTAAACTATTTCTCATAGTAGCCGTAATAATATCAGATCCTGCCCAAGTTCCTGCATTTGCATAAACAGAGCTAATTGCCATTTTTAATTCCTTTTATTAGTTAAATTGTGCACCACCAGTTGCAATAAAATCATTATAATCAATTGAACTTGTTTGTACAATTTGTGAAGTTGAATCAGTATAAGTAATTATATTGTTGTTTGCACTAGCACTGAAATTATTTAAATTATTAATTGCTGAAGCTACAGCTGTAGCAGTTTCTGCAACAGTTGAAGACATAGTAGCTGTTAAAACCGTACCATAATTATTTAAAGATAATTCCCATTTTCTTACAGGATTTGTATTATCATAATTACTATCTAATGTAATTGTATATGTATTTGTTGTACTTGGCCTTGTTAAAATTAATTCTCTAACTTTTGAAGCTGTAGTTATTTTTACATTAGTATTACTTAAAAGTTTAATTGATATAACTCCACTAATAGTTTCTACTTCAGTAGTTACTTGTTCAAATCTGTGATAATATTTTATTTTAGTTCCATTATACCAAACAATAATATTTTCATTTGAATCTACTATATTGTTACTAATATCAAAATTTGATAATGTTGTTAATATTGCCATTAGTTAAACTGTGCGCCCCCTGTTGCTCCTGTTGTAGGAGGAATTAAGAAATAATTCCATATTTGACCTTCAGTAGTTGAACTATTATAAAGTAAAACATCATCTCCCATAGCAGAAACATTAAAATTTTGAACTCCACCTGCATTTGTTGTAGCATAATGTGACCAAGTATTTGTAATTAATCTAAATGAATATAATTCAGTATTAGACATTACATATATAGTTGAAGTACCTATACATACAGATCTTCCAAATCCATTTGAAACACCTCCTGTTACTAATGAAGATAATTCTAAAGTTCCATTAACTTTAACACTATTATTTGAACTATCAGCAACTAAAAAACCTGTTGCATTCCAATCTTGAGCATTGTTGATTGCTTTTCTAATTGTAGTATTTTGTATATCATCAGCTAAATTAATATGTAATAATTCTTTTTGTGTTACATTACCTCTTGTTCCTGTAAAACTTAATTCTTGTTCTTCTGTTGTTGCTGTACCAGAATTAAAATTTGTAGGAAATGTAATAGATCCTGAACCATCAGTTCCACCAGTTCTAGTAATTGTATTAATTGTTGAACCAGCATAACCTATTTGTTGAACAGCATTAATATCTGTAAAATCATCTCTTATATTAGATCCTGTATTACTATCTCCATATTTAATTTGAGTAAATCTGTTTACAACACCATAAGGATTTTTAACATTATTAGGATCAATAATAACACCAGAATTTCCTGAAGTAATGCCACCAGAATCTGGTCTAAATACACCAAAATTATAAGCATTAGAAAATGCCCCTCTTGCAAATTGGTTTATTGGTCTTACCCAAAATACCAATGTATCTGTAAAATCTATATCAAATACTTTATGTGTAATTGTAGCACCTTCAGTAAATGGACCTGTTGATGTTCTAAATGAAATATTAAATTCTCTATCAGCAATAGCATTATTAACGTTATTTCCAACATATATTTCAAATGTTTCTGTTAATCCAGTTGGTACAGTCCATCTTAATTGAACAAATGGAGTAGTAGAATCTGTATCATTACTAATTGATGTTAAATCTGTAATTGATCCAAAATTTCGTGGATTAGCTAAATTTGTATTAGGACTTGTTGAAAATTCTGTTAATGCCTCTTCTGTATATGCATCTGCATTATATTCTTCAGCAGTAATTAAATATCCTGAAACACCTTCATCTCCCATTTCAGTTTCACTAATAGAATTAATTTTAAATAATTTACTTGAAAAACCATAAACATTATTTGTAACTGATATTATATCCGTAACTTGTAATGCTAATGCTCTTGTATCTGTTCTAAATGAAATAATTAAATTATCTCTTGATTTTTTAATAATAACATTACCAACTCTTTGAGCCATAACATTATTATTTATAAATTTTAATCTTGTATTTTGAATTAATTCTGGTTCATTATATGCTTTTAAATTACTAGGTA